CAGGCCACAGACTTTACGTCGTTCGAATCATTGTTCACTACAGACATGATGGATGACTGCGAGTTTGAGTTGTATAGGTACATGGCCTCCAAGAATCCTAGAGCGAAATGGATATGTCAAGTTATATTCGCAGTGGTAGCTTCAGACAACCATGTTACCAATAAGTATTTTACATTGGGAGTACATGCCAAACGGATGTCTGGTGAAATGAATACTAGCCTAGGCAATGGATTCTCTAATCTCATGTTTTTGTTATTTGCATGTAAAGAATACAAAATTTATCTACGTGGAGCAGTAGTAGAAGGAGACGATGGACTCACAAGTCAATCTAAAGAAATTCCCCCAGAATATTTCAAGAAAATGGGGTTGAATGTGAAGATGAAAACTGTGGAGTCTCTCTCTGAAGCCTCGTTCTGTGGAATAATTTTTGATCCAATAGAAAACATAAACATTCGAGACCCCCGTGTACCCCTAGCTACATGTACGTGGGTTTCTAGGAAATACGCCACAGCGTCAGAAAAGAAAATTCGCTCCCTGGTGCGAAGTAAAGCGCTATCTATGATATTCGAATATCCAGGTTGCCCGATCCTCAGCAAATTGGGCATGAAAATTTTTTCGCTGTTAGAGGGTTATGAGATTGTTAATATTGGCGATTCAAATTACACTAAAGAAGTCTTTGAGGCATATATTGTTAGATATAAAACCGGAGAACTTCCTGTCAAGGAAATTGGTCAGCGTACCCGTGCTTTGATGGAGAAGATGTTTGGAATAAGTCTCTCAACACAATATATGATTGAACGGTCTATCGAGGAGATGACTTTAGAATATTGGGATACCGAACACGTACTGAATATAATGCCCGACGTGTGGATCAACAATTATAACAACTATGTATATAGAATAGAAGATACCCATTGCAACATCAATTTTAGATTCGACAATCTATTGGTGAATCAGCATAAAGAGAAACTATTCAAATTAAGAAAAGTCTCGAATACTAAGAGTTCCATCAAGAAATTATTAACTTATAAAGAATTCATTTCCCACAAGAAATTTCTTGGTAAAACTCTGATAGAGCTTTTAGCTGCATATAAAGAATATTTTCGCAGGTATAAAGACTCTCAAAATAGACTGTTCTTAAATGCTAGGCCCATTACATAATAACCCAGGGCACTCCAAAATATAGATTTTGGATTTGTAAATAGTATATATATATGTCATATAGAACTATAATTAATGCACAGGGAGGGGTGCTAACCCAACAACAATACTATTCTCTGAATAAGAAAGCTTTCATGCGAATGACACCAAAAAAAAAAA